GACGCAACCCAGGTCTCCGTGTGTATAACATATATAATTTGTCTGTTAAATTCGCCAATAATTCATCCATTTTATGATATCGCTTTGAATTATTAGAATTCCTTATAAGAACCGCCGTAAGTGATTGATACAACATTAGACCTCTCTCTATCGGTTGCATTAGCGATGTTATTAATGAGTCACAGAATAACCTATGAATTGCTGTATCGTAATATGTTATGATTCGTATAGCATTATATATAGTAGAATACACCTCCATATTGTATGGGTCATAATATAATTCTCCTCGCGTGGTAAATGGTATGTCGTTGTTAGGCATATAATTTTTAGGCAGTTTATCTATCATATCCAGCAGGTATTTCTTTTTAGCGTTTAATATATTGTCTATACGCATAATATATATTTTCTCTATAATTTCATCAGGTAGAATATCAAAAAAAAGATTTTTCCCAGCATATTGAGAGATTTGCCGGCGCGGAGTTATTATTTCCCCTGATTTTTTGATACTTCTGATATTGTTGATGTAGTTTGTTATATTTGATAAGCGGGACATTTCAGTTTCATCGTAACATCGTTGAGATATACCATTCCCCATATCAGCATATAATATATGTAAAATACTAATAAATTATCATTAAGTTATTAATATCATTATAATTATTTATACAAAAAAATTGATTGGCGTAATATGATATATATGTATGTAAAACCCACAAATTAAACTAATGCGCACCATCAATATTAGCTACTTCGTTGATATGGCACCCATTAATAAGCAAATGCATTCGGTTGTGGATAAACAAGAGAGACTTATTGAGGCACAGGCAACGCTGGCGGCGGCGAGAAAGGCACAGGCAGCAGCAGAAACGGCGACTATCAGGGCGGCACAAGCAGTCGCATATATAATGAGGCATAATACCGCTTCACAACAATAAACAATATGATTATATATTACACCCCTATTAAATTTTTTTATAGTGTAAAATATATAAATGAATGAAAAAGTAGGGGAAGGAACTTATGGATGCGTGTTTAAGCCAAGTTTAAAATGTAATACAAATATTGGTAGTTATGAAAATAAAGTTTCAAAAGTTATGAAAAACGGTGATGCCAATGATGAATTAAAAGAATATAAAAGTATTTCAAAAATTGAAGGTTTAGAAAAATATGCAATCACTCAACCAATTTTATGTATGCCAATCGTAGATGATAATTATGTATCGAGTGTGGGTAAATGTAAAAATCCATCAATTAAACATGTAAATAAAAATAGACCCAGTCATACTATGTTATTATATGAAGATGGGGGTATAAATATTACCAATTTTATAGTTAATATTTTCAAAAAAGTAGAAGAAAAAGACCAGCATCATTTTTTAACATCATTAATTACATTAATAGATGGGTTATTGTTTTTTAAAACCAAAGATATTGTTCATAGAGATATAAAAGCCGACAATATTGTTTATAATATTAATAATGGAAAAATAAAATATATTGATTTTGGTTTAATGATTAAAAATTCAAAAGCAATAGAGTTGTCTAAAAAAAGCAGAGAAGGTTTGGCTATAGATCATAGTTATTGGCCGTATGAAAATAAATGTAGAAATTTTAATAAATACACTACATTGAGTAAGTGCGGGTATTTAAAAGACAATAAAAATCATAGTTATGATGATTTTTTAGAATTAGCAATGAATTCTTTTGATTTATATACATTGGGATTAGTTTTTCATCAAATTGGTGAATTTTTAATGCTACATGTTGATAAATATAAAAAATTTGGGAGAATTATGAGAGATAATTCAAAATTCTATATAATCCCTGATATATTTAAACGAGAAACAAATATTAAAAAATTTAGAGACGAATATACAAAGTTATTAAAAGACCATAAAATATATTTAATAAGCGGCACACCATCTCCAAGTGTTAAAACACAAGATAAAGTAGAAGGTATTTTTAAAGAAGAATTGAAAAAAGAAATTAAGAAAAAAGAATGTCCGCCAGAAAAACCTATTCATAATCCAAAAACAAATAGATGTTTAATTATGTGTAAAAATGGATATATACGCAATGAAGAATATAAATGTGTTTCAAATAAACCATTGACGAAAAAATCTTTAAAGAAAAAACCGTTGAAGAAAAAGTCATTGAAGAAAAAAACACCCATAATGTCTAAAAAATCAATATGTGCTAAAAAAAATATGGATTATAATGCAAAGACAAAACGTTGTAATAAAAAAAAGTAAAGCCTACAGAAGAAATATGATTATATTTTACACACAATAAAAAAATTTACCCACGCCTAATAAATTTTTTTATTGTATTACTCTATGTTTTGTTATTTACCAAGTAAATACGACCGTGAAAGCCTTGTTGTTCCAGACATCGCACTTAACGCCCTCAAAATGCATCTTGTCGCCCTCGTTCCACAGGTCAGTTGTCTCCTCCGCAATAGGAAGATACTTTGAGTCAGGGTTACACATCTCAACCAACCAGTCAGTCAAGACCGCCGAGGGATAGCCACCGCCATTACAGTTCGCCTTGAAATGGTCGCGGTCAAAGTTAATACGCCTCACCGTCAAGCCATTGCTGGCTGCGTTATTAATTCCCCGCTTGATAGTGTCGTGATACTTGGTGGTTGCCGCAACAAACAAGTCATCGCGAATCTTCTCCGCCTTGATTACATCGTTCGCCTCACGCTCCGCCTTCTTGACCTCCCGCTCTGCCTTTTTTGCCTCCCACTCTGCCTTCTTGGCTTCCTTCGCATCCAACACAGTCTTCTCGTTCTCAATCTGCTTCTCGGTGGCGGCAACACGCATCTTATCGGCGAAAGTCATTTTTAGTTTGTGTGATTTATATCAGTATGTTTGTGATGAATTGAATAATATATTGCTTTGCGTATTCAATTTTTTTTACATCTAACGAAATTGAAAAAAGTTCATTCATCTTTTCTGTCGTTTCCCAGGTAGCAGAATGGGTCGGTGTCTAGTGATTTTGGTGGGTCTGGTAGAGGCAGTCCAGGGCATAATGTTATTCGCCAAGAATTCATAATCCACGGAAGCGGATTGTGCCCGTTATTTGTAATAGGAAGCACCATAGCCACCAGACCAAGAGAGAATAAATGCCGTATAGGAGGAATTTGAGGAATATACATTTTATATTATATACAAACATAATTTTTAAATAAAAATTGATATAGTTATTCCGTTATTACTAACTAATATATCAAACCAACTTATATTCCATATGCTACTAACAAGACATTTTAAACCTAATAATTATCTTAATATGCGGGATAAGATTATCGCAGGAATAAGAAATAAAAATTATATAATCCGCAACAACAATTCTCTCTTCTGGTGTAACGCAGCGAAAAAATTTGCGAATATGACGAAGACAATATACCAACGCATTAATATGCTTATAGGGTTTGAAATATCGCCAGTGGAGAAACAAATAATTCGCGACGTCCAAGTAGGTTGTATTGGTGGTCTCATTACAGGTTATATTATAATCTATAACCAGTAATTACAATACAAAAATCAAATCTCTCTTTTTTTTATATGAAATTAAATAAATTAAAAAAAAATTGATAATGGTAATAATATATTTATTATATTGTATCATACTAAACTACCAATAAATAATGTTCCAGACTATGCTAATCCACGCAAATAAGATTTCGGCACACAACACTTACAGGTCAAGCATTATTCAAATGACTGATACACACGACAGCGAAAAGTCGTTTAGTGAGTGGTATAAGACCCATACTACAACTAAGTATCCCGAATCAATTCACGATGATTTCTATCGCAACAACAAAGTAGTAACTCCTGATGACTGGCGTAATGTATGTTTTGCGATTCGGTTTGCCGAAATTGCCGCAAGTGATAATGTTAATGCGATGACCTCGTTGCGTATTGAAGAGGAAACTAAGTTAGTAGAAGCGATTGATAGTGCGTATGCTACTGAAGCGATGCTGGTAATGGCGAACGCAATTGATGAGGCGTGGCAACTAAAAGCAATTGATTTGGTTAATGTGGCTCAAGAGAGGGTAGATGCGGCAGAAGTAAAGGAAGTAGATGCGAAGCGTATATATGAAATGGCTGCTATGAAAACGATGGAAATTGATATGATAGAAGAGTCAAGGCTGGAGTATGAAATGGTTGCCGAGAACACAAGGGTGATTGTATTGATGGAAGAATTAAGGGTCGCTGAATCGCTGTCCCGGGCATGGACCATGACGACACGGGATAATCAGGATAAGTGGTGGGGTTTTGAAAATTGTTATTATTAAAGATTGAAAATAATAGTCATTATTATTGAATATTATTATCGTATTTATTTTTTTTGTTTTTATTTCATAAACTATTATTAATCACCACCTAATGATGACGGGCAGGTGGAGGTGGGAGGAAACCACCATCACGGACACGGGTAAGGTCCTTGTTCTTGAAACGAGTCTCACACATTAGCTCGCCGCCCATAATACCCGTGATATTAGCAGCCTGGTGAGTGTGGTGCTCGTTAGACTCCATCTTCTGGACATCAAACTCAACATACTCGCCCTGGACCAGATACTTGTAAAGGTCACCGCCAGCGGAGATAGACGAATGATGAGAAAAGATATCGGGGTTCTCAAACTCCTCGTGAGAAGTCATTAGGGTAATGAAACCATACCCAGACTTGTTATTAAACCATTTTACAATACCGACCTGCTTTGTAGATGTTTGCTGTACCACGGATTCAACTGACATTTTATAAATATATATATGGTTTCGGCTTTAAATTAGTTTATATATATAATATAACCAATAGTTATATGGTAAATTGCGGACATTATGGTTTCAATAATATCAAATGTAAAAAGTCCTATCATCTTCACGTAAAAAATAAACCTTTTTGTTTAAATCACGCCAAGTTATTATACAATAAACCGACTACAATAATCCAGAGCCATTACAGAGGATATAAGGCACGCCGACTTCTCAATAATATTTATTATAACCTACCAACTGACTTACAACATATCGTCATATCTTATATGAATACAGAACATTACAAACAAAAATATGTACGCACAATTCAAAATATTATTATAAGGAAAAATTCTGCTTTACATAATTATAATTTTTCGAATGAAAAATTATCGTTTGAGTATCTATACGATTGCTACAAATTGAACTATAAATATCACTCGGTAATACAACTTAATTATTTGAAACACTCTTTTTTCCTGGGAGAACAACTGTTGAACCTATGTGATGTTTTATTAGATCAGGATCAAGTAATAATGACGAATGAGACATATGATATATTCAGTAAAATCAAACTCACCGATTTAGAGCAGCAAAAGGTAGTTGATTTAATGGATATGATTTACAAATTCGCATCTATATATAAATATCTTAATTATAGTAATAATAACCCTGCTGCGTAATCATAATTAGGTATTTGCGAATAATTGAGTTTTCTAATATACTTAAGTGCTACAAGTAAGTTTTCATTTATATTATTATTCAACACCAGCCTCGTGATTGTTGATATATCCTTCTGTATATCTATTGTATTATTAGTATAATTAATATACGCAGCATCGTCTAACAGCATATACAAAATAATATATATAAGAGCCTCCATATCATCTCTCCGTGTGGGTTCAATTAAATTTAATACATTCTGGCTTATATAATTAGGGCTTCCAATAATATTATTTATGGTTCTCTCTTCTATGTGTTTTTTGTTATGAATAATTTTTTTAGCCATACCAAAATCAACTATATACGGTTCTAACTGTGAGTTAATACATATATTAGCAGGCTTCAAATCACGATGAACCACGCCTGCTTTATGTATATCCTGCATAGTATCCACTATTTTATCTACCATTATTTTCAATCTCTCTTTATAATTATTAGAATTGAAATAATTTGTTTTAAAATCCTTCAAATTCAACTCGTATAAATCTAATACCAGATGATAATTATTATCAAATAAAAAGAAATCTACAAGAGTGGATATATTTTTCACCGACCGTAAATGCTTATACATATTTGCCTCATATTTCAGTATTTGGCTATCGTTATTGGATTTTACGGCATATTTCTTATTATTAAAACTACATTCATAGACTACACCAAAACTCCCTTCACTTATGTATTGTTCTATTTTATATTTGTTATTAATCATTAAGATAGTAGCAAATATATATTTATCTTCTTTTTATACATCTGCTTCTTTTAGTGTTATTATTTTGTAAAAAAAACATATAAGAGTAATTATATCATAATAAGCATATACAAGTATGGTGGAAAATAAAGATATTATGATTTTCGGCACTTGCCGATATTGTTACCCACAGCATAATAACATTAAATTCGTAAAACATTTGAGAAAATATCATTCACGGCAATACCGAATTGGTGATAAAATTAATATATACACTCAACCCGTCAATTATACAACAAAATTATGTGATATTTTAGATAGTATTCAGTATATGAAAGGCAAACTGTATAATGGTATGGATGTTAAAACCAATATAATGCTACAGAGTATATTTTTTAGAGGACACTTTGCTGTGCCCGATTTTATTCAGCCAAATACACACCCAAGTATGACTGGTTGCGAACTTAAATTCGGTAAGATAATTATTGAAATCTTCTCAATCAAGCAATACGTTATAAATACGAAAAAATACGGCGAAGAGTTTTATCTCAAAAATTTGCCCTGGAAAATTAAGACCAACTTCCAGCATAACGATATTATCTTTGACGAAAATGACTTTATTGAAAAACATATGAATAAAGAAGAGTGTTTTGATATTTTACATAAAATTAAGAGCGAGGTTAATTGTGAAATACTCATTCTTGGACCATATGTTTCAAGAAAAGTACCACCTGTTGTAAATGAAGAGAGAAAAGCAACCCAAAATATATTAAAAGAGTTTTGTTCGTTACATAACTGCGACTATTATGATATGACTGAATTAATTTCTAAACATAATATCGAACACGACGAATGCCATATCAGTGATTTTGGAATACAGCAAATGAGTAAGACGCTGCACGATTTTATGGTAAAATAAATAATGTGATATTTATTATTAATCATTTAGATAATAATAAATATGTAGTAATTTTCGTTTTAAACATCTGCGACGGTTGGAATGTTTTTTTTTATGTTGTTATTTTGTAAAAATTTCATAAATAATTCGGGAGCCATGGATAATGTATTCATATATGTAGAGTATTTGAAGTTCGCCACGAGAGTATTGGTTTCAAGCATCTTTACACTAAAGAACCAGTATGCGGGAATTTGTAATAGTTTGTTTGGAGTTAGTGTTATGTGTAATAACTTTACCTTATCAAACTCATTCTTATATTCTGGTTGTGGGTTATAGACATCTACCATAGATGTAAATTTAAAATTATCATAATCTTTATCCACAAAGAGGTATTTGTGGTCTTTTGGAGGACATAATGTAACCTCAATTGACCCTGAAAGTACCGATAAGTAATTCCTGCTATTCAAGTTATATCCAAATGGAGTATAAGAATTTACAGAACCGAGCAGCATATCATATTCAATTGTAGATGTTCCAACTGGGCGGAGAAATATATCATTTACCGAAAATTGTTTCGCGAGCGATGTTTCTTCTAAAAACTCCTTGTTATTTTCAGACATATAATTACCCGATGAATCCTTATTCAACAACTCCAGAGCAGTTGTAAGTTTAATGGGTATAATTGTACCAGTTGCTTCCTTGTTAATAAGTTTCACATCAAAATTACCATAGTTTTCTTTCATACTGGGTATATCAAAATTTACGATGTTAATATTATCTAATAATAGCGGTTGTTTCAACTCGCATAGTTCCTCAAATCTCTCCTTTGATATATTATCCATTTCATATATTTCTAAATAATTGCTTGTTTTATATTGGCTATAAATATGAATGTATATGAATAATGTAATACAGAGTATCAATAAATTTATTAGGATTTCCATCTTAATAAATTTATACATATTAAATTTTTGTTTTATACTCATTTGGTTTTACTTAATCAAGATTAACGGGTGTTTTCATAAAATCAAGAGATACTGCTACATTGGATGAGTCGTCAACCATAAGAGATACAACTACTTCTTCGCTGTTGGTGATGAGCCCAACTGGTTCAACTTCAACTGGCTCGGCAACTTCAGTTGGCTCATCCTCCAGCGGGTCCTCATCGCGATCGCTAATATCAATTAATTCGTTTTGACTATCCGTATCAAGCATATTGTCTAAATTATCCTCCACAAGTTTAAGAGCACCTAAATCATCTTCGATACGATTAATCTCTTCCATATCATATAATTCGGCGGCATCATCGCACTCATTTTCGTGAATATTTAACACTTCGCCCTCATGATTATCAACCATAGAGGACTGCATCATATTCCGTAGCATTTCAGCTACACCACCACCCTGATCCATATCAAACATACCACCATTTTCATTTCCAGTCGTATCACCAATCATACTCTCTAACTCCGAAATCCTATTCTCTAAAAATACCTCTCTATCCTTCATCTTTAGCATTTCTGTATGTGTATCAATGCTCTGCTGCTGGCTTTTGATAACAAGTGTTTTTAATTCATCGTAGTTGTCGCTTAAAGTGCTAATCCTCTCTACCAGAGGACTACTATCGAATGAGACCGAACCATTCGTATTACTAATAGATGCGCTTAACTTATCTCGCAGCGAACTATTACTCGTTTTAATTGCTTCAACTTCTTGAATAAGAAACTTTAGATTTTCATGGACCACGACTTTAGACAGCTCTATAATTTTTTCGTCCATCGATTCTTCAATTGCGCGAAGTTTTGAATCGTGGATCTGTAGTATTTCAAGTGGCTTCATGGATTGTTTAGGTGTATTATCATTGGGGGTTACATTCGCCTTGGAAGCGGGTGTAGATTTTTGTGTAGATTGTTGTGTGATTAGTGGTGGGACTGGTGTCGCAACGGGTTCCGCCCTTCTACGTCTTGCCGAAGCAATTGCCGATGCACCGCTCATATTATTATACTAATACTTAATTTCTTTTTAAATTATTATTAAATTGTTATTCACGCATTAATAGATTAATATTATCGTGATATTGGTAATCATTTAGTTTAAAATCATCAACCGTATAATCTTCAATATTGTCGTGAGTATTTAGTATATCTAATGTTGGAAACGCATATGGTGTCCTAGTTTTTTGTACTTTTAAATTCTCAATATGGTCGTCGTATATATGAGTATTACCGAGATAATAAACAAAATCACCCGCAATTAGTCCTGTGTGATGAGCCATTAAACGAGTAAGCATAGAATACGAAGCAATATTGAATGGAACACCCAGACCAACATCACCGCTACGCTGATATAAAGCACAGCTTAACTTATTACCAGCCGAAACATTAAACTGGCATAAAATATGGCAAGGTGGTAAAGCCATATCATTAATCTGACAAGGATTCCACGCAGTCATAATTAGTCGGCGTGAATTTCTTGTTTCTGGATTTTTTAGCTGGTCTATGATATATTTTAACTGGTCGACACCCTTACCTGTATAATCACTATCACAATTATCATACTCAGCATTGAAATGTCTCCACTGAAATCCGTAAATAGGACCGAGGTCATCTTCTTCGTTATTGGTTAGACCACGGGAATCTAAAAACTCACGACTACCATTACCATTCCAGATTTTTACATTCTGTGCCTTTAGCCTTCTATTTGATGTATCACCCTTAATAAACCATAGTAATTCTTTAAGGCAAGTCTTCCATGCTAATTTTTTACTGGTTAAAAACGGTACTATATTATCGTTAAGAGTAAAATGCATAGCACAACCAAATACCGCAAGAGTTGAACCGTTCCTCCCTACAAATTCCTCATTTTCGTTCAATATATCATCAATTAAGTTTAAATATTGGTTTTCTTCGTGCTTTTCACCATCAACAACACTATCTACTCCATGACGGTATTTATTATTATTCAAGGTATACTTTAACATTTAATAAATATATTATACGAATGTTTTTAATTTATATTTTTTTAAACATTTATGTTATTTAAAATTTTATTATAATATTTATTTCTCGACATACTTCATATATGTCGATTGGAATGGATAGTTTAGAATTAGGATCATCGAATAACTTAAGCCCTGGTGATTTTTTTAATCACGTTTTCAATTTTGATACTGAAAACAAAGCCAATATGTTAAATCTCGTTCAATATATACTTATTGGTATTATACCAGTTGTATTAACACTGAAAGCAATTAAGCAGTATGTCCCAGAGGAAGATGAGGACAAAGGCAACCTTGAAATTAGTCTTGAAGTATCTTTACAGTTATTTGCCATCTTCTTTTCTATATGGTTCATTGATAGAATGATTAGGTATTTCCCAACATACGCTGGCGTATCTTACCATAAATTTAACGAACTCAACTTTGTATTACCATTATTAATCATTTTAGTAACAATGCAAACTAAACTGGGCGCCAAAATCAATATTTTATCCGAGAGAATTATGGATTTATGGAACGGTAATATGAGTTCGCAGGCAGGATACGCTAATCAGGGAGCCCACCGTGCGGGACAGCAAGGGGGAAATGCTGGTATTCACCAGAATAGTCGTGCCGACGTTCTTGATAATACTATGATTGCTCCCCCACCACAGCAAATGCCACCGCAGGCGAATATATCTATGATTGATTCCCTCCCCAATATGGTGGATTCGGGTGGCGGTGGCGGTGGTGGTGGCGAGCCAGGTTTAAGTTCGTTCCAAAACCAAGCAATACAGAATTCGTTTTTGGAGTCTATGGAGCCTATGGCTGCTAATGGTGCTTTCGGCGATGGATTTGGTTCCAGTTTCTAAATTAATATTTTTTATAATTATCAAAAATATTAATATGATTAAGTTATTTTTTTATCACTTACTGCTTGCTTTTTTTAAAAAGTCTATAATCCTCGTAAGAAACCTTTTAATTGCCTCCCTCACACCAGCATTTATCTTCATCATCATCGGCATAGGTATTAATTGGACCACAAACAATACTAAAACAATAATACTTAAAACTACAGATAGGGCAATGTTCCCTGCTTTCTTACCATCAACCTTTGTGTAATATTGCATAATTGAATCCGCGTCAGTAGGCATATCGTCAGAGTCAGACCCATTATCGTATTCGTCCATCCAATATACTATATTATCCGTAACCCCCATCTCTATTCCCGTTACAGCTGCGTATATCATCAACGTAGCAAATGATACTGATAAAATTGGAACTGTTAATACTTTCAGTTGATGACGAATATCTGCAGGTATTTGTGAAATTCTTGATAATAGTGTAAAACTTATAGAAAGAACAATAAAATATACGGGATACCAAAAGATACTATTCACAAACGGCCATACTGGTGGGTCAGGGTTTTTCGTGCCTCTTATGTAAAATGCTTTCAATATACCAAGCAAAATAACAATAGCAATTAAATCATATGTGTAAGGTATCATTCTTATAAAATTGAATAACACATGTATTTCAGTTCCCGCCCCATCGGATGCATCTTTATTACCCACTTCATCTTTTATCCCAAAAAACATAACAAAAATAGCGGCAATCATTAATAAAATTACGGCTACGGATTTTAAACCCGAATATAAGTGATATAACGGACCAGCAAGTTTACTTGCGTCTTCAAATATACTCCATAAAACAACCCCTAATATAAACAAAAAGAAGATTAGCCTTACACCATATAATCCTTTTAAAACAATCGGGTATTTTTGATCAATTTTATTAACGATTGGGTAACCACCATTAACCGCGGATTTCACAGCAATTTTAATTCCGTTTGTTAAGAAACCAGTTAGTTTTTCCTTAAGACTACCTGTTCCGCTTGTCAACTCACCCATAGCTGTGCTTTTGGCGTTCGCTTTCATATCACCCGCTGCGTCTCCCGCTGCGTTTTTCGCTGCCTCTCTCGCCATATTTCTTATACTATTAAATGACATAATCTATTATATATACATATTATTATTCTACCATATTTTCATCTAAATCTTTAATATGATTTTTGATATGATTTGTAGTGCATATTTTCTTGATTATTTTTTCATCATTAAATACTCCAGCACAAGTTTTTAAAATACGGGCAAAATAATCTTGTTTGCTTGGGTCTTCCATATAATTTGGATTATTATCTAACCATTGTTTTATTAGTCTAAAATGGCTCTTGTTTAATGTTTTTAATGCGTCTTTTATTTTTGATTTATCAGTATCTTTCTCCCACTTGTCGTCTGCTTTTATATATAGAGTATCTCTTTTAGTATCGGTACAGTGGATAGGTCTCTCGTATAAACTTAATTTTTTCATATTTTCAATAAAAACATTTGTTAATCCTGCTTCCAGTCCTTCCTTTTTGGAGAAGTCTAAATTTTCTAATGTGAGTTGGATTTGGCTGATGAAATCTTTAATATCTATGGCGTCCTTACATTTTTCATTCAAGAAAATATTGATATTGAATTTTTGGTTATTGTTGATAGTGTTATTATTGGTGGTGGTATTATTAATAACCTTTGGTATAATATCAATTAGTTTATTGGTTGTTTCATTTTGAGCGTAAAGCATCTGTTTGATGTCTTTATTTTCCTGTATCAACTTCATAATGGTTTCTTCATTAATAGAACCTATTGCTAATGTTTTCTCTTCATTTTTATTTACTTCATTTTCAATAATCTCACAAGTTTTTTTATGTTTAGATAGACTGGACTTATGTTTATATTTTTTACCACATAAACAATCAAACGATTCGGCATCTGTATCTATTGATGTATTCGGTGTAATTGATGTAATCCCGTTAGTCGTACATAGTCCTTTATGTTTAGCAGTCAATAAATGCCGATTATAATCTCCTGCCTTACCACAATTGAACTTACACGCACCACACGAGAAATTAAATAGTTTTTTTTGATGTAATGATGTAATATTTTTAGCCATCGTTAGTCTATTATTAGTCATATATTAGCCTTATATTAGTATTTTACAAATTATATTTTAATTACAACGCATAACTTACTATTTGAACTTTAATTATATATTTAAGGTTTGTTTTATGGTGTGATGTAAAATTTGATGTAATTGATGTAATTGATGTAAATGATGTAATTTAATTAGCATTTGTTAGTCTAAATATTTTATCGTATATAATAGGTATTATATAATTTATTGTATCCGCTAAAAAGGGTTGTATAATATTATATTGTAAATATGCTTATGGTTTGATGTAATTTGATGTAAAATTAGTTAGTCGTAATTAGCCATAATTAGCCATAATTAGCCTAAAGTTAGTCTCTCTTGTCTAAAAAACAAAAATATTTTATTCTTAAATTTATATATTTTAACGGTTTTTAAAACATTTTATATTTACTTTTCTAACGACTATGGTAAGAAAAGTAAATTATTAAGTTTTTGAGTTTCAAATTCCATAAGGTCTAATCCATTTCTAAAATGGACATTTATTTTATGTCCAATTCAAAAAAAAAATTACTTTATCAAATTCTCAAAATATTTCAACATATAACATAAAATATATAATGAGAGCATAATGCTGTAAAACCGAAAATCACTAATATTTCAGTATTTTTCAATATAAAATGAAGTAATATGTTTGGTGGGATAAATTCTTGTAAAATGATAAGCGGATTTACGGGATAAATCCAGAGCAACCCCTACGGGGTCGCTGCCCGAAGTTTATAAGGGTTTTTTAACGATTTATATAGAATTAATTTAGAATTATTTGATGAAGTTGAGAGATTTGAGGTTAGTGAAGTAGATTTATATATATTTTTTAATTAAATAAAAACTGATGAGAAATTTCTTATTTTTATATAATCATAAACGATTGAATGCCGATAGAAAAAGTAGAGATGGGTGATTATTCAAACACAGTTATATATATATTATGTTCTAATGACCCAGAAATTGAAGAAAAATATATAGGTCATTCAAAAGATTTTCATAGACGGAAATTAAGCCATAAGAGCGATTGTAATAATGTAAAGAGGAATGAATATAATACACCAGTATATGTATTTATTAGAGGGAATGGTGGGTTTGATAATTGGGATTTTGAAATATTAGAAAGGGCAAATTTAAAAGATATAGATGAAGCGGAAACTCTGGAGAGATATTGGATTGAAACACTTAAGCCGACGCTAAACAAAAAATTACCAGGACTAAAGCCAGAAGAAAGAAAAGAGTTTAATAGAAAACATAGTCTTATCAGGTATAACAAACTGAAACAAGACCCAGAATTTAGAAAGATAATTTATGAGCGTAATAAAAAACAGAAGGAAGACAATCCTGAAAAAGTGGCGGCAGTAGCGGAGAGTGTTAAAGAAAAAATAACGTGTGTTTGTGGTGCTATTCATAGTAGGAACGGTAAAAGCCAGCATCTTAAAACTGATAAACATAAGGAATTTGTAGAAAATAATCCTCAAGAAGTATAGGCAGATTTTAAAACATTTATATTTCTATTAGTATTCTTAATAATCCCTTATAAACTTCGGGCAGCGACCCCGAAGGGGTTGCTATGGATTTATCCCATAAATCCGCTGACCCTAAATTATATTATTAAAATATATCAATAATATAATGAATAAAATATACCAGAATATTTTTCAGTATGGATTGAATGCTAGTTATGTATTATATTTTTTAGCAATATTAGGTGCTGGTTCTATGGCACCTGAATATCTCTCTACATTAAGAGGGTTTCTTAAGATTTATATTGGTTTATTATTAGTAGGGTTATATAACCCATTAACGTATAAGGAAAGGAATTTTACTGAACAGGACAGAAATTTAGTGTTCTCTGCTGGCGTTTTTTTATTATTATCAACAACATTAGTATCAACGGTAGAAAGGTATGTGATGGAACAAAGTAATAATGCGATTATATTCGACAGGTTCGGTTTCTCACGAGTTTAGTTTGCTTTTTTTTAGTGTAATTATGTTGGTCTCCTCCAAGAAACTGTAGTATATCACGTGTAATTTTATCCGAAATCAACAAATCAATATTTTTTTCAACCTGCGTTTTACCGGTATGTCTTGGTATATCCGTAATATTTTTGTTCATATATTGAATAAATTCGTTTTCGGTTTTATTATAATTTGAAAACATGCGAGTATTAGCACGATAATATTTTTTATAAATTTCATCATAACCTAAATTATAGGTGTATGGGTGTATAAAAATATACATAACATTTTCGTGGTCCATATCGTCGTGGAATTTGTCATCTATAAAACAAATTTTAGTGTTGGGGGATAGATTAGTACAACGAAGTAAATCTTTGTGGGATTTACTATGTGATGTTCTACACGTTTCAATAATTTCTCCATTAATTTTAAATGAGCGTATCACCCGATCAAATAATTTATACTCTAGTTTAGTATTTATATATGATATAATCATATCAACCCAATCATTTGGTCCGTTATTATTTGTATAAATCATAACATAATTACATTTTCCGGAAAGTTTCTTTTTTTTTAGTGTGTTCAAAATTTTAAACAAACCTGTCCTGAAAAATCCAGGAAATAAATCAAGAAAACTAAAAAAATATGCATCATCGAGACGTTTGTCATTTAGAAATGACTTTAAATGACTCCGGAACCGATATGGTTGCGTAAAATGACCAAGGGTTTCATCGAAATCAAACGCTACTGCATAATTCTTACTTTCCATACAAGTCTGTAATTATATTAATTCAATATTATAATTACAAGTAAATTTTTAATACCGTTATATTATATTATGTTATTATCTTCACAAGATTATAAGGATATATTGAATCACTATCAGATTGAGTATGGTGATTCAAATAAAAAAACGTTGAAAAAGATGACCGAAAAAATAATAGCCGAGAAACTATGTAGATGTATAAAAGCAGTTCCAAATAAAGGAAGACCAGAATCAAGACCAATAGGCATTTGTAGATGGAGCGTTCTACAGAAGAAAAACCTCGGTATTCATAAATTTACCTGTAAAAAGAAAAAAGAGCTGAAACCGCGACACCCGACACACGGAAACAAAGAGAAATTATATAAAATTATAAATGGTAAGTTAGGATTAACCGCTAAAACAAAACTAAATAAGAAGACAAAAAAACTTACTTATTTAGATAATTAATATGCGGATTTATGGGATAAATTATTCATTTTTATATTATATAAATAAATAATAGTTATAATAAAGTTAAATATGCACCAAATGCCAATATTACAATTCCAATTAAATTATTTGGTTTTAATTTTTGTTTAAAAATTAAACTTGAAATAATTGTTAATAATGGTAAATAAATTGCAATCGCAATACCATCTAATAGTCCAAGATTAAAGTTATGTTTAATAGCATAACACCAAATATATAAACCAAATAATAAATTAATTGAAAATAATATGATATAAATATAATTAAATGAAAAATTGAAAATAATTTCTTTTGGATATAAAAATAAAAGTAATAAAAATGTTATCAAAAATGAATTTATCATTATTTTTTGATAATTATATACACCCGATAACTTTTTAACAAATAAAACATGTAATAAATAATGTAAACTTAATAAACACGGTATTAGTAAATTCATTTATATAATAATAATATTTAATATTTTAGTAATTAGATCTTTGTGTAATCTTGATATATAGCACTCATTATATATATTTCAATTAAAAACCTTTCTAAATTTTACTTATTTAGATAATTAATTGCTTTTAAAATAATCTTCTCCTGTGTAGATATTTTTTGAAATACGAGGTTCTCGTTCAAATAAATAGTTAAATGATTATTCGTAAAGGTTTTTAGACATAGTGCGACGCCCTTATCTAAAATTTTGATGTCACATAGCAGGGAGCCATTAGTTATTTTAATATCATGTATTTTTTTTAAATTAATCCATCTTATATTACTACCATAAACGAGATCCTTAATATCATCAACATACCTATAATCTTTCAATTTGGAATTGAACTGCTTTAGGTCGTCTTTTTTTAATCCTAATTTTTGTAAGATATCATTTTTGTGTTTAGAAATTTCTTGTATATTTGTATTGACAATACTTAAATTGTCCTCATTTTGTAGTGCTTCTTGTAGTAATGTAATATCCATTTTTATATGTATGTCTATATATATATAAAAAAATATATTTAATATTGTAAAGATTAATATGTTTAAACCCATAATTCAATACACAATAAGTCATCACTTATTAGTATTGTCCTCGTCATAAAATTTTAGTGTTCTCGCTGAAGAATCAGTTGCATCTACATATTTAGGCATCCAGAAATACGGAATTAGATCGTCAGTTCCGAGATAAAACTGGTTGTAAATACTGCGATAATAGGCTTGCTCATATGTAGTTGGTGTAGTAATAGAATACGGACGACGTGAATACTTGGACATGATACTGATTAACTCACCTTCCAGATTAATATTATCTGGCTCATTAAACATCTCGGCAATATTATCCCTGATAATTTCAAACCACGATTTGGTTAGACTACTTACACCATCACTAAACGCTTCTTTGGTTCTCCATAAAATTTCAGTAGGCAGTAGTTCGTATGCGAGAGTATGAATGGTATTCCTGAGTAAATATTTTTCACACTTGTCTTTTGTTGTGTTATAGCGGAGGTCTCTGTCGATGGTTAAATAGAATTCAACCCAAGATTTATCCAGAAATGGAGTTCGTGGTTCAAGACCGTGCGAAGCAATACAGCGGTCACTCCTCAACACATCATACATATGAATATCTTGAAGAAGACGCTTACACTCCCTATCAAATTCATAAGCATTCGGTGCTTTTTTGAAATACAAATATCCTCCCATTAATTCGTCCGCACCATCACCATTAAAGATGACTTTGCAGTCAGTATTTTCCACAATATACTTACCGAGTAAATAATTACCCACGCTGGCTCTAATAGTAGTAGTATCATAAGATTCAATCGTCTTAATAACTTCTGGAATAGCATCAAAGAATTCCTTCTCGGACACAATTATTTCGTGGTGCTTAGTTCCCAGATGTTTTGCGACAATAGCAGCATATTTAAGGTCTTCAGACCCAGGCAATCCAATACTAAATGTTTCAAGTGGTAGTTCAAAATGATAATATTTATTAACAAGTGCGGCGATAAGGCTTGAATCTAATCCACCAGATAAGAGACAACCGACAGGTCGTTCAGTTGTTCCCGAAACCCGTTTAATAACCGCATCCTGAATATGATCCAGAAGTTCCATTTGTAGCACAACAGATGCATCGGATGTATATTTAATATTGGAGCAAGGGAATGAAGTGTATTTCTTAAAATGGGATTCGTTCCATAGACAGTTATCCAGTTTGTCTAAAATCATAAAATTACCTGGTTCAAAATGACGGATGGTGTTTTTAATGATTGGTAGGTCATATAGAACCTTTAATTCGCTCGCAAATCCTACTGCAAAGTCATCTATATAATAGTATAGTGGGCGGACGCCATATGGGTCTCTTGCTGCGATAAGTTTATTTTCGTTTTTATCATAGATGATAATAGCAAAGACGCCATCAAGAAGAGATAGAGTATATTCAATACCATACTTTAGATAAAGATGAAGAATAATTTCACAATCGGAATCAGTAGTTAATTCAATTGAATTTTCCTCTGCGAGTTGCTTAAAATTGTATATTTCACCGTTACACACCATTACGGTATTGTTAATTTCAAATGGTTGATTGGATTCATCGTTCAAACCATTAATAGCGAGGCGATGAAAGCCGATGTATAGATTATCGTATGTATTTAATGTAGTAAATTCAGGACCACGAGATTGACCTTTATAAAATGCTTTTTCAATAACATCATAGTCATTGCCGGGGTCGTCACCACTGTTTGCGATGGCGAAAATTCCACACATGAGTTACAATTATATTACATATATGTATCTCTTTAATTGTTTTCAATTTTAAATTTTAAATTTAAATATAAAAATATAATTTTATTATATTCAATTATAGTAAATGAATAACACGAACACGGTAAAACTACAAAATTTTGAAAAACAGGACAGCATAAATAGGAAATTATCTATGCGAAATATTCCATCTAACGATATGGCTAAAAATTTTGACCCCCGTCCAGTATGCACCAAATATTGTACTCTACCAATGATAGAC